TTATCTCACACTCTCTTTCGTGAGACAAAATTTAGAAAGAGAGTGTGAACGATGAGTATAGATGCTCAAATAGCCCATGCGTGTCCTCACCATATAAGGTACGAGACAGTTTCGATCTTGGGTGGTCGAGAGATAATCACTTTATCTCCGATTGCAGGTGTTAGCTTACTAGAGTTAAGAAAAGACGGCATTAGCATACCTTCTGAGGGGTTAAAGGCGAGTGCTACGGTGGTGTTTCCGAACTCTTCACCCTACAGAATAAACAGCACGTCTAACGCTTTGATCGTGGAGGGAGCAGGTCTTACAAAGACCACAATAACACTTCCTTCAAAGATTATAAATCAAGCTGAAATGGTAGCTGTCTTAAATAAGAATCTACCTTCTCCCTTAAAAGCGACTGTTTATCAGAAGTCCATACAGATTACAGATAATCTTCTTTCTGATGGCTTTAAGCTAAGTGGTGCGAGTTTAAGTAAGCTAGGTTTTTCATCAACCACCCTCCGAGCTAAATCTAAAGAGTTGTTTCCATCTTGGAAGCTAGTCAGACAGAAGAACTTTGTAGGGTATAAAATACTTCTTTCTAAGCCTTACTTTAATGAGGGAGAGTTTGATCTTTCTTACGGTGTGGAGAAGAGTTACTGTAGGAGGTGTGCAGGTACGGGTGTGGAGAATGATTTAAGGTTTGACAGTGTGGGGGACTTAACAACCATTAAAGATTATGATCTTCTTTATCAGAGGGTAGCTAAAGCTCTTTTGACTCAAAGAGGGAGTAATCCATATCACATATTTTATGGTTCAACTGCGACTTCTCTGATCGGACAAAAAGTAAGTGCAGGGGTGGTACAGTCATTAAAGTCCTCAGTCCGAAAATCTTTAAATGATTTGATAGACGTTCAGACTCAACAATCAAAGATCCAACCTATGTCTCTTGAGGAAAGAGTTCGTAGGATTAGGGGTGTTGAGGTATCCACTATAGGAGATGATGAGACTTCTTATCTTGTTAGAGTGACGGTTGAAAGTTTCTCATCCAAACCTGTAAGTATTAACATAATTTTTGCTGTTCCAGGTTCAATACCTCTTGATGGAGATTTGACATGATTCTAAATATAATAAACCCCGAAGGCACAAAATCGACCTTCCCTGCAAATTACTCCACAGCGAAAGAAAGCACCACCATAAGAGGAAACGCTTCTTCGAGTGTCACGTCAATAGACGTAGAATATGGTTCTCTTACTTTCACATCTGCTTCTGATGAGGTTTTACTTAATGGAGATGGGACTTTCATTTTCCCCAACCCTGCTCAGTTTCAAGACGGGTTCACTCTTTCTTCGGGTGTCAACAGCTTCACTCTTATTGATAACTTCAATAAAAGGTACACAGTAAATGTTATTCTTTCTTCTGAGGTTTTAAACTTACCTGCTCCACCTGACGGGGTGTTTGTACGGAGACAAAGAGACGCTGTAGAAATTGCTTTTTCTCATACAGATTCTGACGTATCTTTTTATACAATCTATGCGAGTACAACTTCAGGTGGAGGAGTTGAGGGATACACTCAGATTAACCTAGATCCGATAGACCCTGTAAAGTTTGGAACTAGGACAGAGGTAGTAGAAGAAATAGGGAAGATTAAGACCGATGTAGAACTAAAAACAGCAGATCCGTTATTTGCTGAAGTTTTAGTGAATCAAAAAGAAGGTGATACAGCTCTTTCTAGCACTTCTTTAGGTGAGTTAGAGATCCCTGAATACGCCAACCGCTTAAGGGTCAACTCTACGTTAAATAATGTATATCTGAGGACAGAGATTTCGTTTGTTCACAATAGAGAAGGAACTAACTTATCGACCCCTCGGACTGTCCAAGTTGGACGCTTTACAACACTCCCTGCGTCAGAGCCTTTATACTATATAATTGGAGCTACCAAAGTGATTGATGGAGTTGAGGTTGAATCTTATTATTCAAGCGAGGTTTCAGGTAAGCCTGTAAACATCTTGAATACAACGACCTCTTTACCTGTAGTATCTAGAGATGACTTAACTACTGATATGGTAAAATCCATTTACTTGGCTCAACCCGATATTTCAGTCCAAGCGGGTTCAGTCGTCCGAGACATTATTATAGACCCGATTATTTCAGAAATGGAAAGAGCGAGGTTCTTGTTAGACTTCTCATATAGAAGCTCAAGCTTCTTAGGTTTACTTCAAATAGATGACCCTTTAAATGAAGGTCGCTCTATAGTCGTAGAGGACAGTCAATATAAGACAGCTTTAATGTCTTCTTTGTTTTTGGAATCAGAAACTCAACTTCAAACTTTGATAGATAATGCGTTTGAGAAATTAGCCATAAACTTTGGTGTGAAAAGAAGGCTCTCAACTCAAGCTAGTGGTGAGGTGGAGTTCTTCACTAAAACACCACCGACTCTCTCTTTCTCTATCCCTAGTGGTACGAGAGTAAGTGGAATGGGTGTTTCTTTCTTAACAACAACTTCAGCCTCTATGCCTTTAGCAGATGCGTCTAAGTTCTTTAACCCTGTGACAAAGAAGTATTCAGTACGAGTTCCTGTGGTTGCAGAATCAGGGGGTACTTCAGGAAATCTTACTTCAGGGAAGATTACGACAGGTTCTCCGTTGGGTCTTTCTGTCACTAATCCTTCACCTACTTTTGGAGGAGATGACGTAGAAACAAACAACGAGTTAGCTGTGAGGGCTTTAGGTTCTCTTGATTCAGTTGATGGCGGAACAAAGGGAGGTTATGAAAGAATCAGTCGGTCGGTGGCGGGTGTTTCAGATTCATTTATAGTTGACGCTTCTAGTGAATACATGAAGAGAGATGATAACAAAGGTGGGAAAGTAGACGTTTGGGTTAAAGGTGAATCTTTAACTACTGTATCTGATGTCTTTGCCCCTTCATATAACTCTAAATTCGGATCGAAGTTCATTCCTGTAGGTGGGGTTGGGTCTTATCGTTTTAGGTCATTAGAGGCCACTGTGGATGCGCCTATTTATGAGCTGATTGACCGTACCTTCACTCATATACGCTTTGGCTTATATAATGCGTCAGAGCAGAAGTATTTTGATCTTACGGGCTACACAGTTGAAGACTATCGGACAATAAGATTAGACACGACCATAGCTCAAAACTCGTATGGTTTAGCTGACATTATTGTAGGCGACTATAGAAGTGATGCAAGTTCCAAGTTGGTACTTTCTAGGCAACCTGTAAGGAGCATTGTTTCAGTTTTAGATGAGAGTGCGACTGCTGTTACAGGTTATGTTTTCGACAACAATAACGACCCTTTACTTTTAGGGAGATCAACTAAGGATACAACGAGCGTCACTCTCTCAAACAGTACGGGAGATAAGATAAAAACTGTTTCCGAGGAATCCCATGTGATTTCGGGGTTTTACGAGGAGAGACTTTTAAAGCTAGGGGCAGACCCTCTTTCTATTACAGTTAAGAGTCTTGAGAATGTTTCCTATTACAATCCTTACTCGCTAAACCCTGACTTTACGATCCTTGATGACGGAGAAGGTCAGGTATCGATCAAGAGAACATCAACTTCAAATATCACAGACGGACAGACTATTTTAATCTCTTATAACTACCTTGAGAACATCACGATTTCTTACATAACAAACCTTGTCATTAAGACAGCCCAAGATCTCTTAGATAAACAAAAGAACTTAGGTGCTGATGTAGTCGTGAAAGAAATAAGAAAAGCCCCGCTCAACATTAGTGCTTCGGTGTTTTTAACTCAGGGAACTTCATCTTCTGATGTGAATGATTTACTGCAATATAACTTATCTAACTTGATTATCTCCAACAATGTCGGAGGAGTATTAAGACCTTCAGAAGTGGTTAGAGAAATCAATGCGACTGAAGGTGTGAGCCACGTTAGTTTGCCTTTAGTCCGTATGTCTTTTGCAGAGGATACTTTCATTGTCCGAGAGAAAGTAAAAGTATCTTTATCTGAGTATAGAGAAGTAACCTCTCTTTCTAACTCTAGTATTCGAGTTTGGATCATTGACACGAGGATCTTGAACACCCCTCAAATTGGAGGAGGTACGGGAGCTAGGGTCTTTAAGAAGAATAAAAGCACTGAGAAAGAAACTTCGCT